CTTTTTCTGTCATTTTTTTTTTTTATATAATAAATATTTGGTCTACATGTATTAAAGTCATATAATGTATCTTTAAAAAAATTCATGTTACCATCTAAATTAATAGATTTTATTTTACTTTTAACAAATTTAATTTTATTTGCATTATTATCTATAATAATTTTACTTTTTTCTTTATTTTTTATAAATTGTATTATATCTTCATTTTTAAAAACATTAGTCAATTTATTTGAAAATTTTGACCCTAATATTTTATACATAAAATGCTTGTCCTCTTCTGAATAAACTTCCATTATACTATTTAACATATCAACAAATGTATGTACAATATCTTTCTGCATAAAAGTATATGAAAAATTTTTACTTCCTGTATTTGGATGATACCACAACTTATATTTAGAAATCATGCAAGAATAATAAAAAATTACCAAACAGAGTGACTTATAGTTTTTAATTGGTACTATTTTATTAGAGGAATCTATTCTAATATATAAATTTTCAAAAAGTTGAAATCCAAACTTTTCAAATAGAAATAAATTACAATTTTTATCAAATTCAATGTTCATTAGTTGTGTTATATTCATTTCTAAAAAAATAAAAAGCATTATATATGTAATTACATTATTTAACTTAATTTTTTTAAATTTATCTGTTTCTTTACTTGAAAATTTAAAGATGTCATTTGATAATGGAAAAATAAAATAATTTGAGTTATCTGATGATATGCCATAATTTTTAGTAGCTTTTCTTTCTCTTTCCCTTTTATTCATGTTATTTGTCCTTAATGTCTCATCATGAATATTTATTAAGTCTATTGTTTGTTTGGTAATATCTTGTCTTCTAAATTTATGGACAGGTAAATTTCCAATTAAGAAATTAAAATTAGTTATTTGAGCAATTCTTTCTGTTAATTTATCCATATTTTTTATACTTGATTTAAATTTACTATATTCATAAATTTCATCTAAAGGTTTTGTACTTGTTAAAACAATATCAATACCTTCTGACCCCCCATCGTAAATATTTGATAAGAAACTTTGTATATCTAGTAACTGGTTGCAACTTTTACAAATATATTCATTATCATTATTAGTCATTACATATTTTTCTATAAAAGAATAAAGTAATTCAGTGTGTCTATTTGGATTGTTACTTCTTAACTGTGATAAATTTGTCCAATCTATAATATGTTGACAATATGCATTTTCGACATCTAAATCTTCCTCTATTATAGTATTTTCTTTAGATGAAATGTAAATTTTTGCAACATCATTATTTTCATTTTTTATTTTTGGAAGTTTAATAAATTCACCTGTTAAACCAAAGATTTTATCTTCCATTTCATCATAAGTATCTTTTACATGAGGTATTTTTGACTTTATAAAAACTTGCAAATCATCATATAAATTTTCATTTTTATAATTAACTTGGTTTAAATTAAAAAACTTTCTTTGATAAAAATCAATAATTTTATTTGAATAATATAAATCAATTGAATCAAATTCCTTTATTTTAGAAAGAATTTTATTATATAATAAATTACTAAAATCCCAATAAATACTCTTTACAATATTTCTTTCGTTATTAACTTTATTTTCATTTGCCTCAAATGTGTCTGTTTTAATAACGTCATCTTTTGCAAAAATCCAATAATAATTTTTATCGAGTGTCGTCTCTAATTGATTAGCTATTTTATCAAAAAAGTCATTATAAGAATTGACATTTTTTGAAGTCTTAATATCTGTCATATTTTTTATTCTTAATTTATTTAAATTATCCTTTATTAAAGCAATTCCAACAATGTTTGATTTAGTATTTTTCCCTAAAACACGAGTTTCTATTGGAAGTGATTTACTAGATAACGTTTGATTATGTAAACTCTCGATTTGTGCATATCTAATTCCAGTAATTGAATCTGTTGTATGTAAATTAAAACCTTTGCCATTTATATCTTTAAAGTTAACATATGCATATTTCCTCAAATTTAATAAATCATGATAAAACTCATTTGATTCTATTGCAGTTTTACCCTGTTTCTTTAATTTATTTATAATTGATAACTCTTCTATTTCATTTATTATAACAGCTTTTCTATGAATTAATGGTTTATAAAATTGCTTATCTACTTCCTTTTTTAAAGTTGAATTATTTTGAATTTTCTTTGAATAATAATCTTTAATTTTATCAGTCTTTGATATAATATATCTAATTTTTGTTTGGTCTCTTTTATTGTCTCGTTCTTTAGAATCAATTTTAGTATTTGTATTTTTTTCATATTTCTCACTAATTTTATGATATCTTAAAAAATCATCAACTATTGGATAAATAATATTATTTTTCATTAAAATATTTGAATATTCATCTAATGAATATTTTTCTATTTTTTTATTTTCATAAAATGACATAAAATCAAAAATTTCTTGTGTTAAACCATCTTTTTTCTCTGCAAATTTTAATATATTTTCAATATTACTATAATCAATTATTTCTATTTCGGGAACAACAATTTCTATAAATTCATATTCATCATCATCATCTTGAATAAAATCAAAAATAATTTTCCTAAAGTTCTTTTGATAATATCTTTTGAAAATTACTGTTTTTATAATATTATGAATATTCTCTTGTTTACTTCCTTTAATATTATTTGTGACGTATTCAAATCCCAACTTATTCAAAAAATCAATTGTATTCTTTGTTTTGATATCATTTTTATATTCATTTTCTAAATTTTCTAAATTTTCTTCGTTAGCAATACTTTTAATAAGATTAACTTCATCATATAACTTAAAAATTTTTCCTAAATCTTCACTATTAAAATATTCCGACTTAATTAAATTTGTTTTAATTATATCCAACTTATCTTTACTAAAAAAACTAATTAAACATACTAAATATTTACTTATAATGTTTTTAGTAATTTGTTTAATTTTTTCTCCGTTTTTTTTTGAAATCTCTATAAATTTTTTTAGATCTATTAATTTATCTAAATTATTTAAATTTTTAATTAAAGAATTATAATCAGTAACTTTGATTTTTTTAAGTAAAATGTCAAATTCTTTATCGAGTAAAATATCATACTTATTAATATACATTTCTTATATATATAGTATATATAAATTTCATTACAAAAAATTCCTATTAATAAATAAAAACTATATTTGTAATAATATTGAAAAATTGAATTTTTAATGTTATATTTTTAATGTATTTAAAGATAAATTATCAATTATATTACAAATATGAATAATTATCAAGGTTTAAAATTACAATTAAATGAATTAATCGATTCGTTAGAGGATCGAACATTTACAAAATTTAAAGAAGCTTTACTTGACAAAACTTCTAATGTTTACGTTAAGGAATGGAAAGATAGCAATTTAGCTATGGTAACTAATAACTTTACAAAAAAAAATAATAACATATCTGAATTAGAAAAAGAATGTAGGAGTGTTATTTTAGATAAAGAGACATTGGAAGTTGTCTGTTATGCTTTTGACGATATTTATTATAATCAAGATGCAAAAGACTTTTTGATAAAAAATAATAATTATGAAAAGCAAATTCAAGAATGTTTTGAGGGAACAATGCTATCAGTTTTTTACTATCAAGGTCAATGGAATGTTGGAACTAGAAGATGTATTGATGCAAAAAAATCAACATGGAATAGTAGTAAAACTTATTACGATTTGTTTTTGGAATGTATTAATGTTAGTTTTGAGGAATTTACACAATATCTAAATGAAGAAAATAACTACTTTTTTGTTTTAGTTCATTATCAGAACAAACATATTGTAGATTATACTGAATATTTTGATGATCCAGAATATAAAAAGATTTTACATGTATTAACTAGAAAAAATACTGACCATTCTGAAGTAAAAATGGATGATGAATGGAATAAAAAACCAAATTTTATTCAAGCAAAAGACATTCCAGATAATAACGATACTCTTCAATTAAGTATCATTACTGAAATGAAGGATTTTTCTAAATTAGATAATTTAAATACTAAAAATAAGTTAGATCTTCCTGTAAAGTCAGAGGGTTTAATAGTAAAAATGCTTGATCCTGAAACTAACAAGACAATTCTTTTGAAATTTCAAACTAATTCATATCAATTTATGGGAATATTAAAACCAAATACAAATAATATTTACATGAGTTTCATTGAACTATATCAAAATGATATGTTAAAGAGACATTTAGAATATTTTCCAGGAAATTCAAAATTTGAAAGTAATAATGACGAAGTATATGATACAGTAGGAATAATTGATGCAACATTTAAAGTTTTAACTAGTGAACTATTTGAACTTTTTAGGGCATTATATAACTTAAAAGATTGTTCACATAAATCTGGTGATCTATATAGCATTCTTTCAACTGAATACACGATAGCTTTATATAGAATAAGAGGTATATATTATAAAAAGAAAGAGAAATATATTAAAAGTAAGCAAGCAGAATCAGAATCAGAATCTGAAAATCAAAATAATACACAGTTAAATACTGGCCTTCGAATTTTTGATATTTATAATATGTTAAAATATACTTATGATACAAAAGATCTTCTTAAGTTATTACGTGCTAGAAAACTTCTATTTTATAAATGTAGTAAAGATAGTACGGACGATAAACATAAAAAAATTCTAAATCTTTCTCATAGGTGTGATAAAGTTTCAATTAAAATGATTACTATTATGTTAAATAATATGTTTCCAAAAGATAATAGCATTGATCTTCAAGGTAGTCAAGATGAAAATTCTGAAAATATCTAATCTAATCTAAATAATTAACACAATTAATTTATTAATTATTTATATTTTTTAATTTATTTATTTCTTTTTGTTGATGTTTTACTGCTTCAATCAACATAGGAATAATATTATTATATTTAATACCTTTATATCTTCCTTTATTATCAACAAGGATATTATCAATATTTTCAATTTCTTGAGCAATTAGTCCAATATCATCTTCTTTTGTTAACTTATTAAAATATTTATATCCTTTCATTTTATTTATTTTTTCTAAATTTTCGTTAGGGTTAATTTCTTTTATTTTTTCTTTTATTTTTCTATCTGAATATTGAATTGCACCAGTTGTTCTGATAATATCACTATCTAGATATTCACTTTTAATAAATTTTGTTTGTAATCCAGCTGTTTGACCAGTAGAAGAACCTTTGACAAAAAGATTATCATTTATTACAATCCCACCTGTTGCTATATCTTGACCATATATTTCTGTACCTGTACTAATTTCTTCTTCTCCACTATATGTTACGATGCTTGATTTCTGGTTATTCTTTGGGTCAAAAAGTTCCACGCCATTATTTGTCTGTATTCTATCTGACTCTATTTTTGTCCATCTTTCATTTAAGGAACCATCTTCTTTAGTTCCCCAAAAAGATGTTCCTTTATGAAAGTTATTTCCTTCAAATAATGTATCTTCTAGAACCCTAAAACTATAATTTGGCTTATTACTTCCTATCTCTTTATCTACAGGACCTTCAAATGTAACTATATCTTTAAATTTAACCGGTCCTACAAAATTAACACCATTTCTATCGAAGTTAATAAGAACTTTATTTAGTGGACCATATTGTATATCCATTTCATTACCAAAAAAATTTATTTTTGATCTACTATTATCTCCACCAATAAATTCTAATCCTTGACTAATTTCACAATTTTCCACATCACCATTCGGTTTATAAGTTATCCAAGGGTCTTCTTTTGGGGCGTCATCTGGTAAATCCAGGTTTTTCCATGGAATATCTCTTTCTCCTACATTTTTATTAAAATTTAATTGTATTGATGCTCCTGGACCCCCAGACATTCTAAAGTCCTGTCTAAATCTGCCATGACCATCGATGTCTAACGAAAAATTTTTATTTGGTTTATCTGTTCCAATACCTACACTACCTTCCTTTGCAACTAAGTTATATTTTTGAATATTATTATCATACATATAAAACCCTAAATCATTTGCACCAACTGTCCAATTTTGACCCCCTTCTTGTAACTCTGATGAAGCCTTATAAATTATACCAGCTGTACCGGTTGAACCAACATTTTCAATTGTCAATGGCTGATCACCTCTAATATGTAATTTATTTTTTGGCTCTGCACTATTCATATTTATTCCCACATTACCTTTCTTATCATTCAATAATGTATCTGAACCCTCTTGATTTATAAAAGTTTTACCTTTGTTCTCTAAATTTATATAAGTATGACCTGGTTTTTGCGTATTACTATATGCATTTCCACCATCTAAAAATAAATGGTTGTTTTTTGTATAAATAGTAGGATCACCTGTATCTCTTTTTTTACCACCAAGAACTAAAGATTTATTATCTGGACCTATTTGTATCTTGGCATTATCAGGAAATTTGGCAATTATATTTTTTGGTGTGGTACAATCATTGTCATTTCTACACCATAATGTTCGCGATGCCATATCAGCTTCATTTAAACCATCACCTATAGGACCTGCGGGACCTGCAGGTCCTTCACTGCCTCTCATACCTCTATCACCTCTTAAACCTCTTTGACCACTAGGACCAATAGAACCTTGTTCTCCTTCAAAAAAGTCCTCAATTATTGAGTTAAAAGGTACAGGACCTATATTTTTTTCTGAAGTAGTATTTAATAAATAATAATTTTTACTCATTATAATACAATAGAAATTATTTTTTTTTTATGGCTTATGAAAAGGATATTTTCTAACACTTTCATAATATTTAAAATCATCTAAATTATCTTCTCTACCGGTTTCATTGATAGTATTTGGAGTTATTGTTGGACAACATTTCATACTGTAATCACGCATTATTTGTAACCCAACGGTCTTCTCATGTGTTGTCCAACATTTTGGCGATTTGAACCATCGGGGTTTGCATTTTTCTACATATGCTTCAACTGAATTTGCCCATGCAGAAGTCTTTATTCCAGATACTGCATATCCTGGAGAACAATAATTGCTTCCTCTTGACCTATCACCTAACATTGATGGATACATTTCTATATTTGTTTGCCATACACAATTGCCTGCACCCGAAACTGTAAGATTAGAAAATTGTCTTCCTGATTCACCTTTGCTACCTGGTGGACCAGCTATTCCTGGCGGACCTTGTTCTGCTCTATCAAGTTGTATACCTCTTTCACCTTTCCAACCTTTTGGGCCTTTATCACCTCTAACCCCTTGAACACCGTTAACACCTCTTTCACCTCTTGATCCTGTACTTCCTCGTTCACCTTGATTTCCTATATTTCCCTTTTCTCCAATATCACCTCTTATACCCTTATCTCCTGGTGGACCAATTGGACCAATTCTGCCATCTAAACCTC